GATTCTAAAGTTGGAGTTGTAAAAAAATGAAAAAACTTCTTGCAATTTTTTGTCTATTACCCACCGCTGCATTTGCCGACATAAAACAAGAATTTGTAACCTCTGCACAGATTACTGTAGATATGCCTTATGTTGTTACAAATAAAGTAGGAACTACATATAGTCTTAGCGGAAATAATATTACACCATCTGTAACTGTAGGTGATACAACAACATCAGGAAAAATAGGTGGGATTAATGTTGGTTCTTTAACTGATGGTGTTCCAGCAATGATCCAAACAGATACTACAGTTACAACATCAGGATCGGCCTTTTCAAAAACAGAATCCGTAACAATGGGAGATGCAACACCATCAGCCGTAACTCCTAGTAGTGGTATTGCTGCTTTGCCACATTTAGGGGGACAAACTACTATTGGGTCAGGCGGTACGGCTGGATCGCTTGCTTTAACGTCATTGAGTTCTGGCATTCATACCTGTACCGCAGGTGGATCGGGTACAAGTTGTATTGGATCAACTAAAGTAACAATCACCATTGACTAAGCTTTGGTTATTAGTTTTATTACTATTACCTGCAAGAACAATTGCAGTTCCTATTGTGCCACAATTTCGTACAGGAAGTTCTACAACATCAAGTACATCTGAATCAATAATTAATGAAACAATTACGAGCCATCAATATCGGACAGGATATTCATACTCAGCATCAGGACATAATATCAAATCTGAAACAGGATATATTAACCCTACTCCTACAACTACGAATGAACAAACAGTTGGGGGAGTAAACTTTAATTGGACTTCGCCAAACTTAGAAGCTATACCTCGCTGGTCAATATCAAACGATGGGGCAGCCTTCTCTCTACAAGAAACGCTAATCACTCCAGGGCTGGATACGACAACAACTATAACTCGACAAATAAATACAAGCACAACCGTAGAAACTACAACTACGTTTGGACAATAGCTATAATCCTTTGCCCTGCAAGGGTTTTAGCGAATACAACAGTTGCTTCTCCTTCGTCTAATGCTCAAGGTGTTGTAAATAATAATGCAACAATGATAACTCCATCAGCTATGCCATCTTACAGAATGAGTCAAGGCATAGTTTGTGCTTCACCTAGCCTTACAATTACACCTTACGTAACAGATAGTTGGTCTTTCGCACTGCCAAGAGAAACTATTACAAGAACACCAATTTATGATGAAGATACTGGAGAGATAAAATACTACTCTGAAATACCTAGATTTGAAAAAGATAATTTTAACTTGAATTATGGAGTGTCGGCTCAACTGAACATACCATTGGGAAAGTCACCAGCACTTTGCCATGAGGCGACCCAAGTGAATATTGAAGCTCAAAGATTATTGATAAAGAAAACCAAAATGGAGATCAGTTTATATCGTTTGGAGATGTGCTCAAAAATGGCAAAGTTGGGAGCTAGATATAAATCTGGAACTCCTAGTGCAATTACCTGTGAAGATATTGTTGTTAAGATCCCACCAAACCAAGTTATACCGCACAAACATAAAATAGAGCAGTAGACAAGCACGGGTTTTGACTTGCCTACCTAGACGCCCTATCCATTGCCTTGGCGAATAGGGTTTTTTTATTCTACTTTATCTTTCTTAGATTTAGTAAGAATTTTTTTAAAAATAGTCTTACTTAATGATTTGAGAACGCCCAGAAGTAGTGGAGAACTGGCAGCCAAGAGAGAAATAGCAACAACGTTAAGAGCAGCACTAGGACTTGGCAGTATAGAATCGACAAACGTGACACTTTCATAAATTGGTATGCATTCTATGCCGTCATCACCCCTCTTATAACCCTTAACTCTTTCAGTACGCAACTCTGAAGTATATTCATTTATTCTTCTGTCATTTTTACCAGGGCAATCTGGAATTACAATCTCCTCTTCTTTTTTTTCTGGTATTGTTGCATCTGGTGTTTTTGTTTCTGGTAGAGGTAACTCTTCGTTATTAACAGGTGCTTGTTCTGTAATGACAAGATTCTCAGGTGTATAGTCAAGAGGTATAAAGCTAGGAAATGGTACATCGCACGTTGTATATACTCCATTAGGATCTTCAAGTAATAAATTACGATTACCAGTATTCTTTATATCACGATGTTGATAAGTACACCCAGGTACATCTATATTAGGTGGTTTTGCAATATTTATATAATGTTGGCTAAATGGTTCTGGTATATCAGGTACATATATTTCTGGAATATAGATCTCAGGTATTTCCATTAAATAGGCAAAGACTTACCTGTTACAGATGGTAGTTTTTTATCTATCTGACCAGGTAATATTTTTTGTACTTCTTGCATTACTTCATTCATAACTTTTGACTTAAACTGTGGTGATGAAAAATATCTATATGCAAAGTATCCACCCCCAAGCATTGACGTTGACAACAATAGTGAGAGGATAGAAGCAACCTGAGTTATACGAGTAAGCATTATGTGGAAAGGAGTAGTTAATAAAATGGTAGCACCACTTACTCTGATTGTGCTGTTGCTTCTTGTGGGGTTGATGCCTCTGTATTTGATGGCTGGCTTGATTCGGGTTCAGCTTCAAGAATCTGCTGCTCCAAAATCTTCATCGCACCGTTAACTTCATATAAAGCAATTTGTAAATTTTGCCTTTCAATCGCAAGTTGCTGTAGTTTTTCCTTAAGATTCATAATTTAGTAGAGTTTTTTACCAGCAGTTATAGCAGCATCTATAGCTGTAAAATCTTCTGATGTCCAGATAGATGTAGTTTCATCAGTTTTCTTATAGTCCTTGATGATCTCAAGATGCTCTACATTACGCTTAATGCGATCTTTAAACTCTTCATCAGTTTCATCTTCAGTTTTAGCAGTACCTATTACAGTAACGCTATCACCAGCAGCAGAATAAATTGCTGCAATTTCATCT